ACCCCAGCCGTACCCGAAGATACGACCGGGGCCTGTTCCTTGAGTTACGAGGCAGCTTAGCCCTCGTTACCCTTCGCTACGTGACCGAGGCCGATTGCGACGCCGTTCACGATTCGGTAGCCGTATACCTGCAGACCGCGAAGCAGATTGGAGAACGAACGCTCGGAGCGTAATGTTTCCAGCTTCGTGAACTGAGCCGCGAAGGTCAGTGCGGCAGTCGTGCCGAACAGAATTGGATACGCGGTTGGTGTGGCGGTTGCCGGGAGGATCAGATTCGACAGGTAGATCGTGAAACGATCAATCATGCCGAGGCGTCCATTACGAGAGATGGAAACACCATCGCCCGCGAGAGAAGCATCCTTCAGGTCAGATCGTTTGATCCGAGCTGCGAGCCATGCCGGGATCACGAGGAAGCGACCGGACTCAGGAAGGTTCTGCTCGTCAAGGACTTGACCACAGTTGATGATGAAATCGACGATCTTTTCAGCAGATGTTGCCAAAGCGCCGGAGAAGTCACCAGCGCCAGCGCCGGAAACAAACTGCGGAGTAGCCGCTATGCCGAGGTCAATGTCGCCGGATATTGCACCAGCTGTAAGGCCACGGTTAGAGGCGTTGATCTGCAAACCTGCGCCGGTAACATCGGTGATGTCAGCAAGGACACCAGTATCGACAACAATCTTCATCTGCTCTGCGGCGTCTTCTGCCCAAACCGATAACTGATCAATGTCTGACTGGATTTCCATTACATCATCGAGCGCAAGGTTGAAGTATTTACCTTTGTCGATAAGCAATGACTGTTTGCCAACAGATGGGCGTCTTACGACCAAATCAATGTCTGCTTGATAGTCGTCGATTACAACATCGGGACGCGACCGAATTTCGACCGTATCGCCTTTGTTCTTGATCTCGCCTTCGTAATCAGTATTGGCGATAGCGCCAAGAACGGTTGCTGCGTAGAATTTCTCCACGAGCTTGCCGCTCCATACTGCGGGAATAAATACACCGGCATATGCTGGTGCTGGCGTGGCTCCCGACCACGGTGTTCCGACTGGAAAGCTCATGTCCTGCTCCAACGATTACTTCGGTAATGATTGTACCCGCTTGCAATCGGTTATTAACGGTTAACGAATCCTGCCCTCGTGTTGCGCTGCGAACAAGTCTCTTTCGAGTGCTTCGTATTCATCGGGAATTTTAATCCCTTTGACGACGAAGGTATTCTTCTTCGCGTAGAAGGCAGAAATATCCTGCTGGGTCCATACCCGTTTACCGCTTTCGTTTGGAGCGCTGGTCGTCCCGGTTTTTGGCGTGCCGGGGGCAACTAAGTTATCGAGTGTCTGTTGTGGTTCCGCAGGTGTTTCTAGCGGAGTAACAGGCGGCTCTGGTGTTACGACAGCGTTTTCTGTCTGAAAGCCCTTAAAAAATGCAATGACCCTTGTGGAGTCATTTGTCCTAAATGCGTGTGTTAGAAGTTGTCCTCTTGGAACTCCTGCATATGGGTCGTTTTCGTTGAGCCATTTCAGGAAATCTTCATTCTCGTTTTGCAGCTGCCATTCAGGAACGGCTTCCGCGAGATCGAGCATAACCCTATCACGCTCTGATACTGCCACATCATGGGCAGCTTGGGAAGCATTATGGTCAAGCCCATCAACGCGTGTAGCAACTGGCGTAATACGAGATTCGAGTTCTGGCAGTATTTTACGTGCAGCAACACGCTCGATATAGCTCTCAAGATCGGCACCGAACTGTAATGTCTCGTCTTCGGTAACAACCGGCAGATCATCTACAGGCGCAGGTTCGCCTCGTGGCGGCGTAGCTACATGCTGCATTGAAGCGAGTAACGACTCAGTATTAGTGAGGCGCTGCTGCATATCGCCAATTACGCTCTTGGCCTCTTTCAGCTCTCGATTCAGTTTAGGGACTTCAGCGTTGTACTTGCCCTGCAGGACTTTATATTTATGTTCAGCCGGATCGTCTGCTACCACAGGTTCGGCTGCTGGCTGCGGAGCGGGTTCGGGTTCTCCCGCTACTACTGGTGCGGGTTCCACCGCTGGTGGCGGAGCGGGTTCGGCAGGGGGTTGGATTGGTTTGCCCTCGGCGTCGAGTTCTGGCGGCGGGGCATTTATTTGGTCGAGGATTGAATTGGCTTCATCAACTTGCTTCTGTACTTGCTTTGGGAGCGCACTCATGGCGTATTCCTATTTGTTGGCGTTAAACTTCTCAAGGACTTTTGGAGCCTCGGCGTTGCACTGGAGGATGTGTTGCGTAGCGGCTCGACTACCTTGCGCCCTTCTTAGCAAGTTATTGTCGAGATGCTCACAGCATTCCGTAGTTGCATCGTCGCGGTTTTCCGCAATCCATTCTAGTACTGCAGTGAAGTCCGGGTTTCCCCGGAGCATCGAAAATCCTTGTGCGGCTTTCTCGGTTAGCTTCCTCAAAAGAACAAGCCGAACCGCTCCTGCCGAGCTACTACGTCATCGTATTCAAGGTCGGATTCGCTGGCTTTTACAGCCTGTCCGTCTTTGGAGAAGTCGCCCTGACGCCGTGCATCCACAGTGGAAGAACCGGGCGTGCAATCTTTTGCGCCGTCCCAATTCTTTAGTCGCTTGGACTGGATGGTTTTATTCTTAACCACCATTTCAATAGGCCATCTTCTTGCTTGACCCGCCAGCTTTGTGTTGCCCGCCGCCGTAACCACCCGGAGTATCCGATGTACGATTCGGTGGGAGATCACTATTGCCCTTGGTCGGACCACAGAACTTGTCGGCAGTCTTAGGCTTATGCGCCTCACCACTACCGCCCATCGACATGTAGCTTTTATCGGTGCCTAAATCAGCATTGCCTTTGGTGTCACCCAAAAACTTACCACCGATTTTGCCCTTATGGGCCTCGCTCGTGTTTTTCATCTCAGTTCCTTAACGTGTGTGTAGAGATTCGAGCCAATACTAGCTCATGTTGGTAACAGCTGTCTATCCAGTTGCGTCGTCGATCGCGCCTTCTGTGCCTCGATAGTCTCGAAACCTAGAGCCGCTGGGTTTCTTCTTGGCAGGCGGTTTGCTTGATGTAGCGGGCTTGCGCGGTTTGCTGGGCTTCCAGTTCGGGTCTTTATCTCCAACTTTCGGGCGCTTACGCTTCGACGGCTTCTGCAGTCCTATGGGAGTCCCATGCACTGCACCACCATTGGCATATTTGTGTACGCGTGGTTTCATCCTCCAGCTCTCATACCCGGCCTACCTGTTGGCCCTGTGAAATCGCCTTCAACTTCTCTCCGCGCTTCTTCGGGTCCGGCTCGTGCATTTTCGGGTGCCGGAGTCTGGTTGGGATCACCCCCTTGTGCTGCAGGGGTAGGCTGGCCCTGTCCAGCTGCCGCCTGTTGTTGCGCGATGTTCTGCTTGATTTGCTCGTCGTCGGGAACTGTTCGTTCATGCTCCAGCCCGAGGTTTTGAGCAATGCTTCTCAAGATGTTTGCGCGTCCCTCCGGTCCAACGATAGCCATGTCGATCGGGTTCGCAGTCAGCTGCAAGAATTCGAGTTGTCTCATGCGATCCTGCTCGCGCTTGACGGCGTGATTAACACCCTTCACAACAACTAGCTCATCGCCTCGGAACGTATCCGGTTCGGTGAGCATAATAAGATCATACAGATGTAGCAAAGCTGGCTTAATAACATCGCGGTCAATACTTGCAGCGATATTTTGCAGCGTCTTGCTCGCATTACCCATCAGCATTGCCAAGCCTGATGCAGTGCGTCCAGCACCACCGACTTTTTCACTGCCGGTCATGTACTTCGGAATCGCACTGATTTCGTCACCCATGATCGACCACTTCTCATAGATGCCCATGAGTTCAGGTGCATTCATAGAGGGCTGGAAGAACTCGATTGGCTTCGTGCCAGAAGATACAAGTACAGGATCATAATTAACATGCCATCGCTTCCACGGGTAGAGATCGTCTGTTTCTCCCGGCTGCAATACGGCGTCGTTGATTATGACTTGCGGGCCGGATGCGATAGACGCGTTATTGACCATCGCACGAGCTGAAGCGTTACAGATCGTCTGAACATCTTCTAACAAGTCTGGTAAGCCGTATCCTAGAAGTGCGCCGGGCACCTGCTCGAAAGAAGTAATGAAGTACGGGGCACGCTGGTTGGTTGCCGGGTTGATCTGTACTTTGATCACACGGCGGTCAATTAGCCACGCGGTGACAAAGTATTCCTCATGCTCGTCAGAAACTTCATCTTCCGACATGCCCCACATCTTCAGTAATTTGCCTGACACGTGTCCGGTAAACTCGGCGGTGTCAATCAGAGATGTAGCTGTACGTGC